TAATCTAGTAGTCCAGCCGCCAAAGCGTGGATCAAGATTAAGAGAACCTGTAATAGAACCAGCAGTACCAGCAGCTACATCTTCTACCTTACCGACGGCTTGTAACCCTTGGGCTACTATAGGTGTATTAGCTAAAACAGTTCCTACACCTTCTACAGTACGGATAGCACCAGCAGTTGCTACACTAGCAGGGTTAAGATACTCCCAACCCTCCAGTGTACGTTCATCTTGATACCATTCAACAGCACTTTTTTCTATATTATCTAGAATCTTAGTGCCTATATACTCTTTCTGATCGGCTTTGGGGTCATGATGTTCATGCCACTTCCGTTTGTATTCTTCAGCCATGGGCTACTCCGATGGGTAATTTATACCTAGTTCTCTTAGTTTTGATTTATACTGTTTTCTCTGGCCTCTGGTCATAACCCCTAGAGTTTCTCCAGGTGCTACACCATTCCAATCTCTATTTAACTGATTAATAGATAAAGAAGTTATATCTCCATCTTTTAATACATTAGCACCACGACCAAAAAATTGTTGACTACCAAATTCTACATTTTGAGAACGGCCTTGGTAAAGTCCTAAGCTACCACGATTGTTATTATTAAAATTAAGAGGAGAAGGATTGCCTGATGATGCTAGAGTTGAACCTGCATAACTAGGATTATCTGGACTAAGATTATATAAATATCCTAAAGGGTTTATTTCTGCTAACATAGGACTATTTTTTAAATACTTATTTTTAGCATTTATTGCTTCTTTATTATGCTGTTCAGTAGTATAAGTATCTAAGTCTTTATTATAATAAGGATTAGTCCCACCTTTACTAAGTTGAAACAAATTAGCTCCTAGATTTTTCCGAGCCCATTTAGAATTAACATTACTACTATATCTTGTTTTACCTACTTGATCAATACCTGTTAGTAATTTTCCAGTTTCATTTAAAAATGCATTAGCATCTGATCCAGCAAATGCTGATATCAATAGTTGTGTCTGTTTACCAGATGCCTTTGCTCCACCAGGGAAGAATCTTAGTAATTGCTCAGGGAATGTTCTTTTTCTTCTTAAGAATCTATTCAATTCCTGTACTTCTGAAGGTCTATTACCAAATGTACCAGCTTTAGTCTGTTTATTCCAACGTTCTTTTAATACATCTTTAAGGAATTTAATTTTCTCTTTATTATATTTAGTATTTTTTGATGGATCAATACCTTCTGCTAACATAGCATCATTTAACCATCTTGCAGTTGCTAACCGAGCAGCAATGATTCTCTTACGAAGTTCTAGTAACTCTTCGGGTTTCATATTACCGCCAGTAATACCATGTTTTTGCATATATAAATTACTACCCAAACCTTCCACTATCTGTTTATCAATTTTCTTACTATCTTCAGTAGAACTAAATGTTAGTTTGTTTGTCATAATTAAGTAAAGGGGTTATTTGCGTTTTGCACCACCACGGGCACGATTTTTCTTGGGTATTTCAAGCTTAAGACGATTACCTTTATGGCTCACATCTTTACCACCTTTACCCATGATACCTAACTCTCTACGCTTACGTGAGAGGGTTCTACGGTATGCTCTCTTAGCAGCCGTACTATTAATCTTCTTCTGTTTTTTCTTCTGCTTATTGTAGGACTTCCGGCCTTTAGCAGACTGGTAATATTTAGAAGTCTTACCCGGATTCTTAGACCTTTTTGGAGCCATACATTCTCCTTTGTACTAGTTCAGGGCTAACTGTTGGGAGGATTTTATTTAATTTTTCTAGAGGACTACCATCATAAGCTACACCTGTGATATCATTGGTCTTTAACCAATCACATGCTGCTTTTAAGTCTTGAGTAGTAGCCTCACCACTCTTAACTCTCCGTAGAAAGTCTTCAGTGACGAGGTTATGTAACTCATTAAACTTGTCTTCAGTAGCCTTCTTAGGAAGTACTCTGACGTTATCCATTACTTTCCATATACATCTTTTAATGTAAAACCAGGTTTAGGTCTTACGTTTTTTACTCGACCAGCACCGTAGTCTTTATCGTAACCCATATTACCACCATAATCTTTAATAGGAGTACTTGGTCCAGCATTGAGGGATAATAAATTCCCATCATTCCATTTTACATCAGTAGTATGTTTTGCATTCCTACCTTTACTTGTATTTGCCATTAGGAAAATAGTTTTTCTTTTACAATTTTAAGTGCTTGATCATCTA